ACCGTGAGGATTTCTATCCCATGCTGCACCACCAGGATTTCCTTGAGAAGGAGATACAGGGGGAGTATTCCCAGCACCTTTAGTACCAGCAGGAGTAAGTCCTGCAGATCCACTTGTATTACTTGATGATCCAGCACCACCGCCAGATCCACCAGATCGTCCAGCACCACCAGGACATCCAGGATTATAATAACCTCCACCACCTCCGCCTCCAGCGGAAGAAACAGAAAAAGCACTAGAAGCAACACCATCACTACCTTGAGTATTTTGAGGACTTGCAGATCCTGGAGCACCAGCACCACCACCTCCAATTACAACCGGATAAGTAGTAGCAGATACAGGTGTACCACCTGTTGCAGGATTAGGATAATTTTTTCTTAGCCCACCTGCACCGCCGCCGCCTGCTTGATGTTTACTACCACCGCCACCACCAGCGACAATAAGATAATCTACAGTTGTAGAACCAGTAGAATTACCTGCACATGATACAACAAAATTTCCTGAAGAGGTAAAGGTATGAACTTTAAAATCTCCATCTGTTGTTATAGTGCCACCAGTAGCTGTAACATACTGAGGGCCTAATTGTTGAACGTTTGATTCTTGTACATATAACCACCCTTTAGTGGAATCTACATATATAAGAACAACACTTGCTCTATCCGTTGATAATCTAGAATCATTAGCGGCTCCTTGAATGTTAGAACTATTTCTTCCTACTGTTAAAGCATTACTTCCAAATGTGGCTGCATAATCTTTTAAACCAACAATATCACCAGCGGTAGGACTTGCAGGTAGAGTTACTGTAAAAGCTCCTCCTGTCGTATTACAAAAATATCCTTTACCTGCTACAGCAGTAAATCCTGTTGTTTGAATAGATGATTGCCAATCAATACCTGAGGTTACTAATGTTGTAACATCAACAAAACCTAAATTACCAGAACCATCTGTTTTAAGTGCATTGTTAGCACTACCATCAGCATCAGGTAATATAAATGTTTCATTGCTTCCAACAGTTGCTGGAGCTTTTAAACCTATATAATTTGAATTATCAGAATCAAATAACTTTACTTCACCTTGTGTATTAATTTTTATCTCAGACATAAATGTTTTTTATCATATTAATTTTGATACTTGTAGCGAATAATTACAACACCTGAACCACCATTACCACCATTAAATGGACCGGGATGACCCCAGCCACCACCGCCTCCGCCACCAGTATTTGCAGTACCAGCAGAACCAGCACTTGCAGACGTTGCCCCAGAACCACCGCCACCTGAACCGCCAGCAGCACCAGTAGCAGAACCATAACTATTACCACCGCCTCCGCCTCCACCAGCACGGGTAACATTTGAACCATTTATTGTAGAAGGTGAACCATTACCACCAGCACCTGCTGCGCCACACGTAGCATTTGCACCAACAGCAGCAGCTCCACCGCCTCCGCCTCCGCCGAGCTTTAATCCTTGACCACCTTGACCACCAGAATTTCCTTGAGGAGGAGAAACAGGAGGAGTATTACCAGCAGAACCACCTCCAGTTTGAACACCAGAAGCACCACCTCCAGAACCTCCAGATTGACCATCAACTCTAGCACCATGTCCATCACCATTACCCCCAGAACCACCTCGTGCCGAAGTTATACTAAGTGCGGCTGAAGGATTAGCAGTAGTTAAACATGAGCCATAAACATTACCAGCACCTCCACCACCTACTGTGACTGGATAAGAACCAGGAGAAGCTGATACAGAAACACCTGTATCTGTTCTATAACCACCAGCACCTGCGCCACCTCCAGCATTAGCACCGCCACCTGCACCGCCTCCGCCTCCACCAGCGACAATTAAGTATTCTACGCTGTTTGAACCAGCAGAATTTCCTCCACATGACACAGTAAATGTTCCGGAAGAATTAAAAGTGTGAATCTTATAATCACCAGAAGTTGTTATAGTTCCACCTGTAGCAGTTACATATAAAATGTTTTCTAAATCACCTACATTATTTTCTATTAAATATAACCAACCTTTTGTTGCATCTATAAATTGTAAAACAACAGAAGCCCGACTCGTTGTTATCTCTGAATCAGTTGCAGCTCCTTGAATATTAGATCCATTTCTACCTATCGTTAATTTGTTTGATCCAAAAGTAGCAGCATAATCTTTTAAAGCTACAAAGTCTCCTGCACTTGGACTTGCCGGTAAAGTAGCAGTAATGGTACCTGATGTTGTATTAACAAAATATCCTTTTCCTGCAACCGCTGTAAAATCACCTGTTTTAATATCTCCTGTCTGCCAATCAATATCTGATGTAACTAAAGTATTTATATCGGTAAAAGATAATGTGCCTGAAGCATTTGTTGTAATTATTTCATTGGCCGAACCATCAGCATTAGGAACAATAAAATCTTGACTAGATGAAACAGTAGAAGGAGATTGTAAAGATACTTCGTTAGAATTATCTGAGTCTTTTAATGTAATCTTTCCTTGATCACGAATACGAATATTTGCCATGTCATTAGTTTTGGAATTTATATCTAATTATAACTACACCTGAACCACCTGTTCCACCAGCACAAGCACAACCATATCCTGGTCCAGTGCCTCCACCGCCTCCGCCAGTATTTGCTGTTCCATTTGCACCTGCTCTTGCAGGTCCAGGACCGCTACATCCATTACCACCAGCTCCACCACCACCAGTAGTAGTTCCACCAGTACCTGATCCATATGCTCCGCCACCGCCGCCGCCAGCATATGTTACTGACGCACCTGTTATAGTTACAGCAGTTCCAGCACCACCTGTGCCTCCACCAGGATTACATCCAAGACTTACTCCAGCGCCACCGTGACCGCCGCCACCTCCGCCGCCGTAGCCTCCGCCACTTCCAGGACCACCAGCATTACCTTGAGAAGGACTTACAGGAGGTGTATTTCCTGCTCCGCCAGCTCCTGATTGATATGCACCACCTCCGCCAGAGCCTCCAGCAGCACCAGCATTATTAGGACCATCAGGTCCACCAGCACCGCCTCCACCTCCAGCAGAGGATACACTGTTCCAAACAGAAGCAGCACCACTTGGGGATATTCCTGTTCCTCCTGCACCGCCAGCTCCTATAGTTACAGGATAAGCTTGCGCAGAAACAGGTGTTCCACCTGTGGCAGGATTTGGATAATTTTGTCTTAATCCACCTGCACCTCCAGCACCAGCACCACCTTGAGGACTAGAAGTTTGTTTTGCTCCACCGCCCCCGCCTGCTACTACTAAATAGTCAACACTGTTAGAACCAGTTGCACTACCAGCACAAGTAACAGTAAATGTTCCTGTGCTTGTAAATGTGTGAACTTTATAATCTCCATCAGTAGTTATAGTACCACCTGTAGCAACTACATAGGTAGGTCCTGCTGCAGCTTGATCATTTGAACTTGTTACAATCCAACCTTGTGTTGAATCTGCATAAAGTAATGAAATAGCTTCTCTATCTTTTGCTAATAATAATTGACCACTTGTTACTCCTTGAATTTTGTCTGTGCCATTTGCATTAACCGTACATGTATTAGAATCCCATGTTCCTGCATAATCAACTAATCCTATTTGTGCACCAGCAGTTCCTGCTGGTAAACTTACTGTTACACCTCCGCTAGTTGTATTTACTAAATACCCTTTTTCTGCCACAGCAGTAAAATTTCCTGTTTTTATATCTGAAGTTTGCCAATCTAAATTATCACCAAATCCTGTTGCTGTTCCTGTACTAGCATTTATTGTTCCTGCTATAGTTAGTGTGGCTCCCGAAGGCAACGTTACCGTATCACCTGAGTCGGATATTTGAAGTGCGGTTCCCGTTCCTGGAGAAATTTTATTAACTTTTATTTCTGAAGCCATTATACTATTACCAAATTACCTGTTATTGTTTGAGTACCTGTTATTGTTACAGGACCCGCTAAAACACCTGAGTCTATTGTTTGATCATCACTTAAAGTAGAATTGTGTGTTGTTACATATGCAGTCGCATCCATGCTAGGAGAAGGCGCACGTTTTGCTGGATATGTACAAAATACATCTTTTGTACCTGCTGAAAAATCTACTTTAGAATCACTGTTAGTGCTTTCTAAAACTGTATCTCTTGATAAAGTGTCAGTACTAGCATCCGTAACTGTTCCTATACCTACTTCATATTCGGTTCCTGATTGAGCAACAATACAATAATACGTTGTATTAGTTGTGCCAATACCCGCAACAAAAGTTTGAAATCCTGTACTTGCTCCAGCAAGGTCTATAGTTCCAGTTCCTGTTGTTGTCGTGGTTTCCTTAACACGATCATTGATAATCAATGCCATGTTAAACTCCTACGATAATCTCAGTATAGCTGTACTTGTACCTGGTGCCGGAAATTGAACAGTAAATGTACCGTTGGTTGCTGTAAAATCAGAACCAAAAGCTAAAATACAAACTGCATCTGTTGTGCCTGAACCACCATCTGTTGTTGTATTATAGATCATAGCACCGTTTGCTGTAAAACTTGCTGATGTCCATTGAGGATCAGTAGACCAGTCAACATATGCTGTTGATGCTGAAGTACTGCCTGTTACAGATTGATTTGTTAAAGTTAAGCCTCCTGCTGTATAAGCAGAGCCAGACGTGTTTGTTATTTCATTAGTTGTTGAATAGTCCTCTGTAGATGCTCCTAAAGTTGCACTTGATGTAAATAAAGCAATTTTAAAAGTACTACCACCATTTGCAAAATCATGAAATCCTTTTAAAAGATCTCTCTTAAAAGTATTACATACTGCTTGTGTTATAGCCATTTTTATCTCCTATGGGTTTTGAGACTGCAAAGGAACTCGAATAACACCATCTTGATATTCATCCCTTCTTCGTCTGCCTTGTTGTTCTATTTGCAAGCGTTCTACAGCTTGTTGGTAATTTTTTTCATATTGTGCAAGCAAATCATATGGTCCTTTAAGAAACTTAAATGCTTCTATAAGACAAGCATATAATAATACTTGTGGTGCATTTTGACTAACCCAACTTGTTGTGTTAGTCGCAGAAAGCCCTGTTTCATTTCGATTCAAAGCTAATTCGATATTATATGCTACATCGGGAGTCGGAGCAACATATAATGTGTTTTGATCCCACATAGCATAATATTTAGGTTTTCCTTGACTGGTTCTATTAGGCCAGTATTCGGTCATATAACTAATATCTTTTTGCACTAAATAAGTTCTTACATTTGCAGTACCCCCCGTTGTAGGGTATATAGATGCAGTACGAACAAATGACATAGTGCTAGGAGTAGCTCCTGGTAGTACAATAAATTCATTCCCCACACTTAAAGTTGTAAATTGATAAGATCTAAAACAATCTAAATCTACTTCTCTAAATATGCGAAGCTCTGCTTGTAATATAAAATCATTAACAATAGTGTCTGTTAAAACATCAGAAGATGTTTCTGTATAACTTCTAATTTGTGTTTGTAATTCTGCAAAAGTTGTCATGATATTGCCACCGTTACTGTTCCTAATTGAGTATTCATTATAGTATCTTGATTAGCTTGTGAACTTCCATTTAATGGTTGCATTGTTCTTACTTGTACTGTTTCCATAGCTCCTGGGGCAGGTATAGGATTAAATTGTTGTATTGTTTGCATTACAGTTTGAAAACTATTTGCTCCAATTGCTGGAGAAACACCATTGGTGCCCCCTCCTACCATGCTTGTAGAAGTAGGATCATCATTAATATAAATTCCTCCAAGTGGTATAGTTACACTTACTATTTGTGGTTTAGCATGTTGTAAAGATTGTGCATCAGTAGGATGATTAGTGGGATTTAATAAAGGAGATTTAGGCTCATACTCTGAAGTATGTACCCAAGCACCTGTCCACTCTTGAACCATTTCATTATAAGGATAAGCTTGTCCATCACGATCAGAAATTCGTAAAGCAAATTTTCCTGAAGAATATCTTCCCATTAATATGTTCCTCCTGTAATACCTATGTAAGGCACAAAGTGAGAACTAACATTCCCTCTATTTGTATCTGCCGCTCTTTTAAATTCTTCTTCATAAACTAATTTTAAAACTTGAGTTCGATCAGGAGCATATTTTAATGCTAAATAATACGCCAAACCTGCTGTTAAACATGGTAAAAAAGAAAAAGGAATTTCATTATTATTTGTATAATCTCCAGAATCTTTCATTCGAAGCATAGCATAATAAACTACTGTATAAGCCGCATCTGCCGCTGGATATAAATACAAAGTTGGATTAATTGTTTTTTCAAAATAATATTGAGTTGGTCTTCCACTTGTTGTTTTAACAGTATAATTTAAATAAGTTGACCTACTAATAGAAGAACATGAATATTCATTATTACTAGAATCACGAATAACTAAATCTGTTATTTCTACTATTTGAGAAGAATCATCCGCTCCTGATCCAAACAAACTTGTTCCAGTCAAACTTGTTGTAGTAGCAGCTAATGCTTTTTCTTGTTTTTGAATTGTCCAAAGATTAAGTCCTCTATTAGCCCATTCTGCTAATAAAAGATTAAGTGAACGACGGGCGGTTTTAAGTTGGTAACCAGTACGATCTTGTAAACCGCATCGTTCAAAAGCTTCTTCAACTATTTCATCAATGGAAAGATCAAAACTCGCTGTTGTAGCATAGGTTGGCATTATCTATTGATCTTGCCTTTTTTACGAGCCTTACTTCCAAATTTTCCATAAGATTCATCTCTGCTTGCTTTTAATTGTTTTTTAGTACGTTTTTTTCTTACACGCATAGCAATAGATTCATCTTTTCTATCTTTATAGCCTTGTTCTTTTTTACCAACACGACCACCTTTTTTCATTCCAGTTGGTCCACGATCCATTAACATAGTTGGCATACGTTTTGATTTTTCATCAACACCATATCCTCTAGAATACATCATTTCCCCTGTACGACCACCTTTAGCCATTTTTTTTACTTTTCCACCACCACGCATTTTAGTAATGTTTTCACCCATTGCCATTCTTTTGTGTTGGTTAATTGCGCCGCCTTTTTTCATTTTAGCAGTTTTCTTTTTGCCCATCATGATAGACCTCCATTGATCTTTTTATATTTAATAGCACGAGATACTACGACGTCTCGATAGTACTCGTCAGGCCATTCCCTATAATAACCTTGTTTATGTAATTTATCAGAAGCTTGCTGTAATTGCGAGAACTTTTGTACTAACATCATAGAATATTTAAGGGTACTTGGAATCTCCGGTGCCTCTCCTTGAGGATTAACTAAAAATTCTTGATCTTTGGTAGTTGCTGGATTTAAAGGATGAAAACTCATAAAGTAAAGATCATTTTTATTATGCCAATAATTGTAGTCTTCTGTAGCTAAATGAAGCTCATCAGGAGAATAACTATAATAGGGATCACAGAATATTAAAATTTCTTTAACATTAAAGTCTAAATTATCTATATGTTTATTTAATTCTTTTTTATAAGTAGATCCTTTGGTTTTTACCTCTACCCAAACTTTTTTATCCAACCATGCTTTTTTAGCAAAAGGGCATGCAGGGAAACCTCCTAAGTGAATATTAGGAACTTCTAAAAAATGTTTTGACCACAGTCTAACATCTTCTATTATCTGTTCCCTTGTCGGTTGTATTTTTTCCAATTTAATCTCTTATGTTTATTTTTTGGTTTAGATCTGCTTGAATGTCCTATACTTGTTTTTTTTTTAATTGGAGTAAAGTATTCGTTAGAGGTTGTTTTAGCCATAAACTATAAATAAGTTATTGCACCGGCAATCCACAAAGCAGCGAAACAAATATATGCTATAGTTACTGGTTCCATTTTTCTTTTGCTCTAAGTGTCCAGGCTTTCATAGCTTCCTTGGTTATTTTTTCATCAACCAATGTAGCTCCGTCTGGTATCTCATTATATAATTTTAACACTTCTCCATCCTCACTTATTTCTACGTAAGCAGGACCACAAAAAGCATCTTTAGGAAAATCTTTATTTTTCTTTAACATTCTTTTTTCGTATAAACATTCACCTGCATTAGACATTGGAATATATTGTGTCATTTGAGTTTCTTGGTCATTCATATTTCCAAATACAAATAAAATTATAACTGCTACAATTTTCATTCTGAT